TCTTCCGTCAAATCTTCCGATGCCAGGTGTTTGGGTCGACGAGTTACCAATAGTAGAAGAATACGTGACCGAAACAGCTTGAATACCATTTACATAGACTCTAATAGTAGAACCGCTTCTTGCAATCGCTATGTGAGACCACGTGTTTACACTAATGCTTCCGGTAGAATAATTTACACTGGTAGAATTGCCGTAATGCATAGCCCCAACAGACAGCACCAACCCAGTGTCGCCGGAAGTCTCAACATTATTCCAATCGGCGTTGGCACTTAGCGTGAAAAGCCCATCTAAGGTATTATTGATTACGGTTGGATATGCCAAACACTCAACAGTAAAATCTGCGTTAAAAACAAAGTCACTACCAGCAGGTAAAGTTAAATAATCTCCTGTGCCATCAAAATATCCACTGCTTCCGTAGAACTTGCTTTGCGCTGTGCTGGTTTTGGTATCGCCGTTGCGGGTGATACTTTTAGCACTACCACTCCCCTTAATCGTCGCGCTCTCATCCGTGAACGTCGTGCCGTTGTTGGCGCCATCCATTGCTACAGCCAACACAATCGAGCTGCTGTTGCTGTCCGTGCGGGTGCCAGTGCCTTTGGTTGTGCCGTAGGTGTCGGTGGTGTTATAGATCGGCAGCGCACCAGATGCTGCAGCGACGGATGTAGGACCGCCGGTACTCGTGCTGAGATTAAATGGAGTCCAGTTATTGCCCGCCCCAGAAGAGTCCGTCCCTAATGCGGCGGCGGTGCTGTTATCGGAGAAATCGAGGTGGAAACCGTTGGTGCCGTAAGAACCGCTATATGCCTTGGGTTGCCAGATGCCGTTGGCGTCGAACTCACCGAAGCTGGTGGGGTCTAGGGCTTGGCCGTCGATGAAGTGGATGTCGGCGAGGTAGCCGTTGAAATAGTTCCCGTTATACGCACCTTGCCTACCTATAGCCGAAAAAACAGCCCTGTTCCAAAACCCATCTAAATTTTGATTAGGATACGATCCTGTAAGGGCCGCTTGAGCCCCGTTCACGTATAGCTTAAATCGATTGGAAGCAGTTGCCTGCGTTGTATCGTAGGCAATGATCATGTGATACCAAGCACTGGGGTCTCTAAATACGGCAAGCGCGCTTAAAGCAGCTCCACCGCTTAAGGCGTACTCTTCAAAGAAGAAGGTGCCACCATTAAAACCCGAATACAGTCCAGAACTATTTGCTGCATTCATATCCGACAGCAAATTATTGGTTGCTGTCAGCTCACTCCGCTTCACCCACCCCGCCCAGGTCCACGTCTTGCGGTTGCCGGCTGATGCGGGGGTGCGACTAAAAAAGGCTGAATCCGGTGCATTCAGGCGAACGGACCTGGAGATGCTGTACCCACCACCACCTTCCTGCCCCAACAGGAGGCTGTTATTCAAGGCGCTCATTTCACGTCACCAATGAAGCGGACCGCAATGCGAGTCGTTGTCTCGCAGTGGTAGGCCAGTAGATCCACAGCATTGGCCGTTGTGGTGAGCGTCGGTGCCGTGCCCCCAGGGAACTTGAAGACACTGTTGTAGGCGAGTGTCCTGCCTCCCGAACCGTCTTGGACCACACGGATCACACCGCTCTGACCAGCGACAACATTCGTCGGGGCACCAAGGGTGCGGTTGCCACCGAGGGTGACCTGGAACTGGTTACCAAGGCTCAGGTCCGTGGCAATCGTTGCTGCATCGGTGAGCGTGACGTAGGCGCCGCGTTGAGCTTTGGTAAACGTCTGAGCAGTGTCAGTAACAGCGTTATTAGCGTTGTATGCCTGAACGGTCGTACCGATGGCAGACGTTGGGACATAGCTGCTCATACCAGCTTGGGTCTGGTAGGTGCTAGCAGCGTTAGCCGTTGTCAGGTAGCTGCTCATCCCCGACTGGGTTTGGTAGGTGGAGGCAGCGTTTGACTGAGTGAGATAGGTAGACGCAGCAGTAGTAACATCCAACTTCTGAGTATCAAGACCAAGAATGTCAGATTGTGCCTGCGTCATATCAGCAGCCGAAGCATACCGATTCTCAGGATCACCAGCGTAATAACGCACCCACACCCAAGTGGATGTTGAGCTGCTGTAGTAGATCTCCACAGTCAGACCAGCATCACCAACAAACCCGACAGGCTTGCCACTCAACGGAGTGAAGCTTTGGATACCAGTCGAGTTGGTAACGCGGATAGCATCACCGTTGGTTGGTGAAGCAGGAATTGCAGCGACGTTAGCTACAACGGTATAAGCAAGAGCCTCTGCAGCAGCATTCAACGCAGCAGTGGCGTTAGCGTTAGCCGTGTTAGCTGTAGAGACAGCACTTGCAGCAGAAGCAGACGCAGCATTGGCAGTGGTAACAGCAGATGCTGCAGAAGCAGACGCAGATGCAGCCGAAGCAGTAGCAGCATTAGCCGTAGACACAGCAGAGTTAGCTGTTGCTGTAGCAGCATTAGCGGTGCTTACAGCACTGTTAGCCGTGACCGTAGCTGCATTAGCCGTGGTGATAGCTGAGGCAGCATCCCTATTCGACTCCTGCGTCACATACAGGTTCTGAGTGAAGTTATCATTCAGATCCTGAGAACGAATAGCAGAACCCGGATAGAACTGAGCAGCAAGAGCCGCATCATCAGTTACACGATAAATCCGAATGGCAACACCATTAGCAGGTGCTGTGTTGAATTGGATCGTGGTAGCGTTGGCTAAGGTGTATGCAGTTGTAAGCGTACCGTTCAAGGAGACCTTGATGTCGGTAGTCTCAAGATATGGGAAGGTAAAAGAAAAGAGGACGGTGGTTCCGTCCCCTGTGTAGGTATTCTGAGTGACAGCCATGACGCTTATTTAGCGATAGAAAGGATTTCCTCAATGTTGTTGGCTTGGCTACGATCTCCCTGTTTGCGAAGCTTACCGGAGAGTGCCTCAAGCCGTGCCTTATTATTCAGCTCTTGAAGGTCGGTGGAGTCATTCATCAGCTGAGCCCAAGCAGTTGTCTTTGCGTTCTTCAGAACTTGTTCAATCAGTGGAACATGGAAGGTCTCTGACGCTTCATAACGACGACCTGCAGCACGATCTTCTTCCATGTCTAAAATTGACTGCACAACCTGACGATCTTTGAATAGGTTTTCTAGTTGGGCTTCAATGTTCTGCTGGCTTACATAGTATTGCCACTTGGATTTCAGGTCAGGACGACCTTCCAGTGACTCATTGTTTGGGCCAGTATTAAATGTGAGTTTCAGGTCAACTCCACTACGGAACAGCAGTTCACGAGTGGGGTTGGTTGCTGGGTTGACGTAGAACGGGTTCACCGAGTTCATCATCCGTACCAACGGCACGTTGTCGTTCAACGGACGACCATTCAGAATGTCGTAGCGGTATGGAAGCTTTCCATCCTTACCAGCAAGAAGATCAATGTACAGGTTACGGTTTCGGATGCCATCAACAAAACCATTTTCCAGTTCTCGCATCCCAGGACTAAACAGCTTGCCCAGCTCATTCCGCATACCAGCAAGCGGTACTTGGTTGTTGACAAGGTTTGCAGCAATGGAAGGAATGCGTTGCCCGTTACTCGTGAACAGCTCCTGCAGCTGGAAGATACCAGCCATGAATGTTTTGTTGGTAATGTTCTGAGCAATTAGGTAAGACAGCTTGCCGAGATTGTTGCCGACCCATTCATCACCCATCACCTTCTGAGAGTCTGCCACGTCAGCAATGAAGCTGAGCATCAGGTTGAATGGTTCTAGTGATTCGTAGCTCACATATGTATCTCCAACCTTGATGGAGCGAGGCTTCCATCCAAATTGTTTCCAAGACTCACGCAGCTCACGATCCGGTGGACCGTTGCCAGTGATCTGACCGTTCAGTGCCATCATGGCAGCTGTACCGACCACACCGTATCCAACAGCCACACGACCACGCATTGTTGCGCGTGCAATCTCTAAATCATTAGCTGACTTGATTCCGTACTGAAGCATCGCTGGGTCATCCCAGTTCTTGCTCATAATGTCGGCATGTTCCTTGACAAACCGATTCAGAACAGGAGTATGCTTTGCAGTCATTTCCAAAGCATTCACGCCTGTCTTGATGAACAGCATGAAAGGCTTCAGGTAAGGAGCCTTGTCAAACGCATGGTCAATAGCCTTGGCAAAGCCTGTCAACTCTTTGGTCAACTTGGCTTCATCAGCAGCGTATTGAGCCATCTCATCAGCAATCTGACCATCTGCATCAAAGACCTTACTTTCAAACTTGCGTTCTGCTTCACGGACCAGTCGATCCATATCAGCATCGGAAACAACCTTGTTAGCAGCTTTTAGTTGTTCATAGGTGTCAAGGTATGCAAGCTGACGCATCCGACCACGACCGATCAGTTGTGAGAAGAATGTATCTCCTGCAGCCATGATCCTAGGACCATAGTTGAAGATAGGTAGTTTGTTCAGCTTATGGATGGAGTCAACAACTGTCATCATTGCCTTGTCTCCATCGCTACCGTATTGGTAGTGGAAGGCTTTCAGTGCTTCAAACTCATAATCTCTGGTAGACATGGTGATACCACGCCAGCCTTCAGCATTCTGATTGTATGCACGGAAGTCCATGACAGCTTTCTGCCATGCTTCCCCAAGCGACTCCATCATGCCGCCAAGAGCAGCAAAGGAGCTTCGAGTGATAGCAGGGTCAGTTGTACCCCCAAGGGATCCGATGATTGTGGATACCGGACGCATAATGGTGCCAAGACCAGTACCTACAACAGCACGTACAGGAGTCTTGGGACCACTCAGGATGCTATTGACACCCATAATCTGCATCTCATTGATCAGCTGATTACGGTATTGGGTATCTCCTTCACGATATCCATGCAGCTTGCGACGCATGAATTCCTGAAGATCCTTGAATGTCTGAGGCTTATTGCCACCAGTAGCAGAGAAGTGCAAGAAGGTCTGCAGCAGACTGTCATCTACATCGTCACGAAGTAATGTCTTTAGTGTCTCTACTTCAGCAGCAACAGCATCAGAAGCATCAGTTCTTACTGTTACATCATCAATGGTCGTCTCTACTCCATCCTTGAACCTACGAAGGTTCCAGCTCGACATCATGCTGGTCTCTTTACGCATACGAGCAAGCGTTGCGTATCGAGCCATGATGCCATCCAGGATGCTTCCAGGTGCTGCAACATCAACCTGATCAGAAACTGACAACGCTGCTCTTGCAAGGTCACGAGCACCAGTGAGTAGTTGACCCATTACAAGGTCAGTTGCTACAAGCTGTGCATGGTTCAGGACGTTGATGCCTTCAATCTTGCTTCCCTTATCAGCTCCGTCCACAAACCGTAGAGAGTCAATGAACTCCGTTAGCTGTTCTGGTGACGCATCAATCATGCGACTGTGACCAGAGTCATCAAGAAAGTCTTGAACGACACCGGCCATTTCCTTGAAGTCTTCTTTGATGTCTGACGGTGTGTTGCGACCGCCATACAACTCCTGATACATCGGATCAGCAGCAAAGCCTTCAGCTAGTTTGTCGATCTCCTCTTGAGTCATGCCTGGAGCTGCGTACTCCATGCGACGGATCTGAGCAGCACTCAGAGGACCACGGGGAGCACCATCCCGTTGCGGCCATTCATTACGAATTCGTATCTGATCTCGGACCCCTTTGAGAGGAACGCTGGTGTTGGTGAGTTCTTGGTGGTCTGTTACATCTCCACCCTTCATGTAGGCAGGGTTCTCACGAGGTGTACCAACTTCCAAGTCATCAAGGAGTTGTTCCTCAGCAACCTCAAGGTTCGTAGCACCTTGCTTCTCAGCACGACGTGTGAAGTCCCGCTCACCCCAATCAACACCTTTGGTTCCAGCTAGAGCCTTTGTTTGAGCTAGTTGTTCAGCTTCATCAAGCTTGTTCCAAGGGTTGCTCCCATTCTTATTGACAAACTTACGCCATTCAGCGACCGACGTAACCTTGCCTTCCAGGTTCACAGGAAGAGCACCCTCTTCTACCAGCTTGTTGTAAGTAGCTTGCTCATAATTCTGACGTGCTTCTGCCATGAGTACTTGACCCTTGCGGTTGTACTCAAGTTCAGCAGTACGATCAACAGCTTCCGAGATCTTACTAACATTGGTCGATTGGGCTGGATCAGTGATCCGTGCCTTTGCCTTGCCAAGGTTTGACTTAACACCCCTAGCAGCGGCTCCAACACCTTCCATTGCTACGTCAGCAATAGCACCAAGACCAAGCCCTTCAAAGACGTTGTAGAAGCTTCTCTGTGCTGGAGACATGTCATCTGTCGTGGCAATCGGTGCCAAGACACTCGACCACTCAGGCTTCACTTCCAGGATGGCAGCAGCAACGTTACTTTGCTGTGATTGGTTGCTGATTACATCGTAAGTAGCACCAGCAGCGGCACTACCAGCAATACGTCCAGCGGTCGTTGCCTTACCGGCAGCATTAACAAGACCACCAGCTTTGGCTAATCCCTGTACACCTTTGATGCCCCATCCAATTTTACCAACACCAACAGCACCACCAATGAATTCAACACCTGTACGGATGACGTTACCCCAAACTGTCCGAGTGATCGGTTTGTCGGTAATCAACCAAGGTGCTTTGAATTCGTATGGATTCTCTGGGTTGTCTTGCTTGTAGAAGTTGGGATCAAAGAACTTTGGGATTGAACCAATGCTGTTGTAAATGTCAACTGCACCGCCTACAACTGCATTGCCAAGTTCCTGAGCATTCTCCATTACTCCAAACTTCTTCGGATCCATCGTCTCTTGCGACGATTTCATCGTTCCGTCTGGGTTCATCTTTGATTTGTACTCAGCCTGTGCAGCTGCTTCCTGTTGTGCTGCTTTCTGTTTTTCTTGTTCAGCAGCAGCTTCTTCTTGTTTTACCTTTTCGGTTACATTGTATTGGTCTAACGCCTGTTGGCTTACCTCAAGGTCGTTAGGTCCATCAATTCCATAAATGTTCATTGAACAGCTGTCCCATGAAGGAAGTTAAATCGACGACCATCAGGCAACGCAATTGTTAGCTGATCACCGTGCTCTGTCCTACGTGATGCAATCATTCGTGCACCATTACGCAGTACCACTGGCGTACCAGCATCAACTGCATAATCCCAGCCGTTGTGAGATCCATAGCTCCTTGCAGCTCCAAATCGACCGCCAGGAACGGTTACTCCTGCCGACAAAGGCTTCAAACCCTTCGGTGTTTGGAATGCAATAAAGTTGTCAAGTGACTCACGACCGAAGTACGCACCAGAGTCTTGTTTTACATCGAGATGAGCGCCAGTCGAAGTGGGTCCAATGTTCCCTACCTTGTAGACAATCTCTTCTCGCATGTTGTTTACGTCAAAGCGAGGGTTGTTTATGTTGGCTCGTGTTTGATTCAGCGCAGCAGCGACCTGAGCAGGAGGAAGGTATTGAAGACCAATCCAGATCTGACCCATTCCCCGTACAGCATTGTTGACATCACCGCCACGGAAGAACGAACCAACACGCTCGTGCATGTACTTAATTGCTAGTCGATCTTGTGTAGATTCATCAAAGCGATCACTCCGACTTACGACACCACGATCAACCAACCCTTTCAATGTACTGCCAATGAATTGGTAGCGACCAACAGCATGAAGATCACCATTGGCTTGCATGTCCATGATTTCTCCAACCGTCATTTGCAAGAGAGGTCGGTTGAACTGGGCAGTACCAGTACTTGAACCAATCGCTACATGACCGTTGGCACGACCACCACGATTCAAAGCATCGTACCCTTTGTACTTACGATCAGTGCCTTGTGATTCCTTGCTAGCGATCAGGTCAAGGATTGGCTTGTATGGTTGGCCTCCGTCACCACCACCAGCCGTCAGGTAGGAAGCACGAGCTGTCCTTGCAAGAGAGGGACGGTTAGTAAGAAGACGCTGTAGTTCTGGACGAACATATTGCATCATGTTCATCTCAGGAGGACGTGTTAGCTTGGGCTTACCCGCAAGTTCCAGTTGACGGTCCATGATCTCGAATGGATCAAGACCTGGGTACATCGAAGAGAGTTGCCAGATTGCAGGGGGAATTGATCCACCGTTACCGACTGCTTGGACTGACTTCAACTCAGCAGAATTCAGGATTAGGCGGTTACGTACAGCATTCCTATCTGCATTCACAGTATCCCGAAGCTCACCTGCACGTGCACGTTGAGCACGCTGACCAGTGTCGTTACCGAGAATTGTGAAGCCTGCTCCATTACCGACAATCGGTTGACGTGAGTTCGGGTCTAGTTTGCGAGCATATCGACCCTGACCTTGTACGCCTCTGTTGATCTCAGCAACAACCTCTTGCCCTGCTTTCTGGTAAGCAGCAGCAGGGTCTGCTCCTTCAGCAATCATCCGACGAGCACGTTCTTCCACATCTTGGTGGACATACCCTTTCATCAGATGGAACAACGACCCTTGATTAGCTGCTGCAAGAGTCCCTAGTGTCTCTTTCAGAGCACCTTCACCAGCAGACTTTGCCATTGCAGAGAACTCCTTGTTGGAACTCTCCTGCTGCTTAGCTTGTTCTCGGTAAGCGAGGCGGAGCTTTGTGGAGAATCGCCCACTGTTCAGGTACGTCATTGTCAGACGACCATCAGCAACCATTGCATCAAGTACCTGCTTTCCATTCTCATCCGCCAACTCTTCAGTTGACTTCATGGATTGGATCCAGCCAGGGGCAGGTTCTAAGAATCTTGTTTGCCACTCTTGCTCGATGGCATCTACTTCGGTCTGACTGTAAGGACCACGTTCAGCTTGCAGACGCATGATTTCCTCTTGCATTTGCTTCTGTGCCATCTCCTTGTCTACCTGACCGTCACGGTATACACCAAGGTTGTATTCGCGGAGTGCTTTGCGGAGACTACCTACTTCACCCTTGTACAGGTCACCAAAGCGCTGTGCCTTGCTAGAGCCGTTGAGTGTGACTTCTAGATTCTCAAGGTCAGTCAGATCATTGATGGTGAACTCACCGTTGCCAATGGCATCCTTTAGGTGCTCCATTGCAGCCAACCGTTGGTTGCGTAGGCCCACCTTTGTTCCACCACCTGTTCGCTGAATCCAATTCAGAACACCCTGAGCACCCTCAGCACGCCAATCTGTGTACAACTCAGATCGCAGTTGATCTTGATATTCAGCCGCTAGAGCCTTCTGCCGTTGATTTGCGAATGCTGTCTTTTCTTGAGCTTCTGTTTGACGCATACCTGGAAACAGGTATTTGTCGAGAAACTTGTTATCAATACCTTTGTACTGAGCTAGGTACTCAGTTCTGATCTGTGCATTGATTGCAGCCCATACTTCAGGACCGGCATTCACAGCTGTCGTCAGCGTGAACTTCTGACCATCAATGTCAAACTCTCTGTCTGCATTCTCAGCACGATAGCTGGCATATCCATCAGCACCATCAAGTGCCCATGCTTGCATAGCGCCATACCAGCGCCTACCTGACAAGCCACGAACAGCAGCAATTTGTTCTGCAGACACACCCCTTTCTTGCAGCTGTGCCGCAAGGTTGTTGTATGCCTGATCCTTTGCATCCAGCTGAGCTTCGCCAGCTCGAAGCTGCATTGCTTCTTGATAACTGATACCGCTGTCAAAGACAACGTTCTTACCAGCTAGTTCATCAGCCTCTGCACGTTTCTCACTGTAGTTCGTGACCATCTTGCCAATCGACTCAGACAGGCCAGCGAGACTACGCATGTTTCGCTCTACCTGATTGGTATCACGATTGGCGTCTTCAATTCTTGTCTGATAGTTCTGTAGTGCTGCCTTCTGATATTGAGACCTGAAGCTATCCTCCAGGTTCTTGTTGGCATCACGTTGTTTCTGTTCGTTAGCGTTCTTCGATTGAAGAGCCGACAAATACTCTGACCTATTTCGCCTATCCTGTTCTTGGACGGCTCTCATGCCACTTATGACACGTTGCCCTTCCTGAAAGATTCGTGCTGTTTGATCAGGTGCTTTAATCGGATCAAAACCAGTACGTTGGGCGTACCCTTTGTACGATACTTGTTCCATTTAGTTTAGCTTAGTAAGTTAACCCCAGTTTATATTTTCTACCAAGCTTGCCGACATTGTTCCTGCCGCTCTATATAGATCTGCCGTAAGAGATCCTGAAGCAGATCCACGAATCGGCTTGGGTGGTTTGCGTGGTTTCTGTGGCTTCTGGAAGATAGATCGAGGAAGCGGTATCGGTTTGGGTAGAGCAGGTGCAAGTTCAGGCTTAACCATCCTGTTAGCTTCTGCAGCAATATCAGCGCCGTACTTGTCAGCAGCAATCTTACGAAGATTCACGTTGTACTGCTTCTCAGCACTGACAAGAGTTTCTGCAAGAATTGCTTGATTCCTTCCTACTTGTGCCAAGACGGCTTGAATCGTTTTTCCAGCAGACCTACCGGCTTGTCCTCTCGCTGCAGCCTTACCCTCAGCTTCCAACGCTTGAACAAACAGGTCTTGATTCTCGAAGGCTGTTGCAATGCTCTGCTCTTCAAGGAACCTGTTCTCTGATTCCATTGCCACTTGTGCAGCGATGTTGTTGAAGTTTAGCTGCTGCCTAAACGTCTGCTCCGACTTGTTGTAGGCTTTCATCTGCATGTTGTATTCGTAATTACGAATCGCCATGCCATGGTTGTAGTCGTTTGTTGCGGTAGCCTCGCGCCAACCAAGCTCCGCATTCTCATTTCTTATTGCAATATCGCGTGACCGCCGGGCATACCTATAGTCCCGCTTTGCCTGATTCCAGTTGTATTTGTAGACTCTGGTATCATAGATATATTTCTTGTCAAGTGCAGCCTGCTCGGCCTTCCTTTCTGCGTCTCCAGCAAAGAGACCAAATACTGTCTTTAGGCCATCTGACAATATCGACATGTTATGCCCTCCTATAGAATCGTGGTGAATAAGATCCTTCCCACATCATCGAAGTAAGAGAGATCGGGAATGGTGAATCACTAAAGACCTTTAGGTCAAAGTTAGAATTACGTTGATGAATAGGTAATGTGTACACGGTCTGTTCATTCAGAGGAACGTCATCAGCCAAGTAATAGTCAGCATCTTGGATCGACTGAACGTCATACCATTCGGATTGACCTTTTGCTTTCAGCTTGAAGCCAACGTTGCTGGAAAGACCAACTGAGAACTTAACCCGAGCAACAGTCAGATTTGCTGTGTAATCAGATCTGTTCTCCCCAATCTGATAGTAGATCGTTGGGAGTTGGATGTCAAAGTCATACTTGAATCCAAGGTAGACCTTATTTGCTTGTGCTGAGTAATCATCACCGACAAACTCAAAGTAAGGACCAGTTAAATCACTACCACGAGTAGGAGTCACAGTGAAGCCAGACTCACCAGTGTTGGTTGGGTCAGCAATGATGACTGCAGGGCTTAAGGTCGTGATGTCTTTATACCGGAGGTAGCAACGATTAACCTTCGTAGTAGCGTTGTAGGAGACGCTAGAAGGCGTTGCGTATTGGTCCAGGCATAGTTGCACCACCTGACCGCTATCGGCTCTCAGAATGGCATCGTCGGGGGTCTGAGTGAGGTTCGCTTTGCAGAGGGTATACTGACCAGACTGATACGTGACAATGTACGTGTCATCACTATCGACAGTAAAGAACTGGACATTACCTTGCATCTTCCAGTTGAACCATGTCTGCATTGCTGTCTCTTCACCAACTGTGTAAGTCCTAAAGAAGTAAACGTATTGTGAAGACGGACCATACATCGCAAAGAATGAGTTCTGAGGCGATGCAATGAGATCTGCTACGGAATCAGGAACCCATTCAGATACCACTCGGCCAATGTCCAACACATCAGGGTTTTCTTGCTGACCACGAGTAGCCATTGCGTAGATACGGGTATAACCTGGAGACTTGCTCAGGAATACCATGTTTGTACCAACGTCTACTGGAGGGATCAGTTCCTCATTCTCATAGTTGGAGATGGTCCTGATGACTGAAGTCTTAGGGGTAAGGATACCGTCATCTGAATACATCAAGAACTGCTGACTCTTACTGAACAGCACAAGACCCTGAGCAGCAGGAAGTACTGAGTGAAGAACAGCAGGTCGCAAGCTGGAGCAACTGATGTCAATGGGATCGTTGTCAGCTTGTGTAAGTGCAGAGACGTGGTAGAAGTTGTAGAACTCACCACTTTGACTCATCGACACATTGTCACCAGTCAAGAAGCCAAGGCGGTTGTTGTGGAAGAAGACCTGTTGGATCTTTTTTCCAACAAAACTTGGGTGCTCATTGGTGTCATTGTCGCCAACAAGACGCTCTTCCCAAGTGATGGGTCGAAGTTCAAAGGTGTTGAGTGCGGTGTTCACCAGCTCATGCGGCATGGTGGATGCAGTCAAACCCTTAGATACGTTCGGTGCTACGGTCTCCTGCCAGCTACCTTTACCAGAGACACCGTTCTCTGCGATAAAGGTTGCGTAGTAGGAGTCCTCCTTTGCAACAGTATTGTTGATCTTGATCACTCGACCCTGAACGCTTTCAGCAGGCAGTTCAGAGAAGTTGTTGGCTTCATCTTGAAATGCTCTCAGCTCTTCACCGCTGATACCACCACGAGCTTCAATAGTGAAAGCAGATGACCCAGAGAGTTCGATGCTACCTTTGCATTTGGTCTTAGTGACACCAGCAGGAAGGGAGATGTTTGTAAAGATCTGATCGAGAATGTCAGTTGCATTCAAGACCTTGTTCGTCGTCGTATTGGTGTTGGCAGGGTCTTCTGTGTTCTTGGTGGTGAAGCTATAAGCTGCAGCAGAACCTACCTTGACGTAATACTCGGCGCCGTACTCCGCACTGTAAAGACGGATGGTTGCCTTTGACTTTGCAGTGAAGCTTGGTGCTGCTTGGGTTGTTACAGTGACTTGGTTATTAGCGACAATCGTTGTATCTTGTACAGTCAGTACTTGAAGACTGTTCTTGGCATTTGAACTACCGTAGGTCAGATAGCTGCTACCAGTGTTGGTTACAGTGACAGTCGCTGCTGGGTTGTTGACATTCCAGATCTTGATGCTGGTCCCATAAATCACACCGATGTACTTCTCAGTATCATCTCGGTTGATGTAGAACCACTTACCATTCTGGAATTCATTCGTGGTAGACGAAAGGTTGCCTAACCACTTGGTGCCAGGCCGCTTTGACAATCCATAGGTAGGATCTGCGTAAGCATTGATTGCTTCTACAACCTGCCCTGGAAGCTTCTTGTCGTCTGGCTGCTTGGATACACCACCAAGAAAGTTAGGTATTAGTTGAGTTACACTTGCCATCAGCGATACAATGCCTTATAGGGTTCATAGCTGTTGTAGTAGTTGGCTCCACGAGGATGACCAAAGAAGGTGTAGTCTCCTTGGTTGCATTCATACTCAAGAGCCATTGCACGGGTGTATGCTTCCTTTTGTTGGAGCATCTGGTACTGAGTACTGTCACCAACAATCCGTGAGGATGTGATACTGGCAGCTCGTGCAACGATGTAGTCTTTGATTGGTGTCGGAAGATCGACCCAATCAAACAACCACACCACATCACACAGCACCTGTTCGGTGAAGGTGTACGAGTGAGCAGTGCGGTCATACAGCTTCCCACTACGACGTACAACATCCCGATCCCTGTAGCTAGGAGTTAGATCTAGTTGGAGTACGTTGTTGGGAATGAGAATCTGGTTGTTGTTGTCGGGAGTAAACGGGTATTCATACTCCCGGTTAAAGGTCCATCCTTCTGCCTGAACCTCCCGTGACACCTGTTGAAGGGTGTCGTACGCAATCGCAACGTCCGGGTTGGTTTGATCAAGGGTGGTTACAGGCGCCTGACCAACTGACGCCAGAATTTCATTAACAGCTTGAAGCTCAGTCTGAGCGTTAGTGGTAGGGAACGGCATAACAGAAGTGTTGTATGCGATGGATAAAAAAGAGGGGACCACAAAGGATCCCCCAATGAATCAGACGTTAGCGATGTTGCACTCAACGCCAGGATAAGCAGTACGCAGACCCTTGGTGGTCGAAGCCACAGCAGAGTCAGCGACAGCAGAGCCATAACCAAAACGAGTCTTGGCTACAGAAATACGAACGGCATCAGTGGTGCAAGCACCGTTGTTGCCAGCAGCTACAGAAGCAGCCATGATGTTTTACCTCAATCAGGGAGTAGGAGCGACGTAAGGCAGCTTGCCGTCTACGTCATCAGTCTTCACCTTGTCGAGGCGAATGCCCTGACCCGAAGCCACAGTCCGACCAAACTCCACAGGAGTCAGCGGATTCTGAGTTTGCGAGTTGGTAATACTACCAATGGCATTTCCTTCAACAAGGATCACCGAAGTGCCAGGAACAATAGACATGTGTCTTGCTCCTTATCAGGAACGAGCAGACTGCAGCTCGATAGCGCAGGCAGGGTTCAGGGTGCCGCAACCCATGGCAAGACGACCCACAATGATGTCACCTTGATACATGGTGCGAACGTCAGAACCAGTGGTCTGCACTTGAGGACCAATGGCCTCAACCACACCAGCAGCATCTTTGTGGTAGATCAGACCGCAGTGGGTGCTGAAGTTACCGGAGTAGTCGTTGTTCTCACCGTTCACAGCAGCAACAGTACCGGCCAGGAAGGGCAGGTTGTTGGAGCGCTTGATGGGAATACCAGCGATCTCATAGAGACCCTCACCGGACTGCAGGCTACCGGAGGTGTTACCGAAGTCACGGTTCAGGATGTTGCTGTCAACCTGGCTCACCAGTGCGTAGTACTGACGAGGGGACAGCACAGCCATACGACCCTGCTTGGGCAGGTTCTTCTCATCCATGATGGAAGCAGCTTCAAAGAAGGCATCCACCAGAGCTTGAGCGTCGTACTCTTTCTGCACACCCAGTTGGATGATGCTACCGCCGGGCTCAGGGCCAGGAGCAGCAGTGATCGGGTGAGCTTCACGAGCAGCCTTAGCGATCTGACGGAAGATCTTCTTGTCGTAAGCCTCAGCCAGAGCGTGGCCGATCTTAGCGGCGATCTCAGAACGCAGGCTGTAGTGAGCCAGGGTCTCATCGAGATCGTACACAAAGGCAGAACTTACGAGAAGGTCGTCACAGACGATGGTCTTCTCAGCCACCGGGGGATCACCAGAACCCAGGATCGGAGTACCGGGTTCGTGGTACGAAGCCTCCATACGGCCCGTGAAAATGAACTGCATCGCCTTCCCATTTTTCAGGGTACGGCTCTGCACAGTGCCTTTGGCGATAGTGGCGCTTTCATACGCCTTGAACATTTCGCCCGAGAACAGTTTCAGATAAGTTGCATACTTGGTATCGTAAGCAGTACCAAGAGCAAGAGGAGTGGCCGACGTATTATTTACGCGACCAATAGAAGTTACGGTAGTGTTAGCCACAATAGTAAAGAGAGAAGTTTGTGTTCGTTCTCTCTAAGCGCTTAGAGAATCACATGGTTAAACATGTGCTCATTAAAGTTTTGTTTGATGTCGTCTCTCCGACTGTCATGGCATTGGTTGTCGGCGTACCGGCCAGTGCCAATAAGAGTAGGGTCCGACTCTGAGGTGCCCTACTCCAACCACATCGCTGTGGATTTCAGCCCGAGTTAGCGGGAACTATTTCTTGTCAGTCTTTGCTGCTTTCTTAAATTGTGCCGCAGTCGGCGCACCACTCGATCCAGCCTTCCTCATCTTCTCACCAGAACCATTCTTGATGCGAAGACGTTTGGCGTGGATGTTGGCGTAGAGACCGGGTTTCATCAGCAGCCTTTTTTGCCGCCGCCACCCTTACCACCTTTGCCTTTCATGATCAGGCAGGCCAGGCAGCACCACCGGCTTGAACCTTCGTACCTTTCGGGCTCAGTTCAGTCAGGGTTTGAGCAGTCTCGCCGTAAGCACTAATGAATGCCTGGCTGTTTGCAGTAGGGGTTACGTACTGCACAGTCACCGAAGAGACCTTCGGATCAAAGGGATTTGCTGTTGCCATTGTTATCCAATAGAAGGAGACACCAGCGCCACAGGGGTGGTTTCAGCACTGGCAAGGTCAAGGGGGAAGTTATGGGCATTACGTTCGTGCATTACCTCAAAGCCAAGGTTAGCACGATTGAGAATGTCAGCCCAAGTATTAACGACACGACCATTGTTGTCGAGCAGTGATTGGTTAAAATTGAAGCCGTTCAGGTTAAACGCCATTGTAGACACACCAAGAGCAGCAAACCAAATACCAACCACAGGCCAGGCAGCAAGGAAGAAATGAAGCGAGCGGCTATTATTAAAAGAAGCATACTGGAAGATAAGCCTCCCAAAATAGCCATGAGCTGCAACAATGTTATAAGTCTCTTCCTCCTGCCCAAACTTGTAACCATAGTTCTGACTTTCCTGTTCAGTAGTCTCACGTACAAGCGAGGACGTAACAAGGGAGCCGTGCATAGCACTGAATAGCGACCCGCCGAAAACCCCAGCGACACCCAACATATGGAAGGGGTGCATTAGAATGTTATGTTCGGCTTGGAACACCAGCATGTAGTTGAAGGTTCCTGATATACCCAAAGGCATCGCGTCGCTAAAAGAACCTTGGCCAAAGGGGTAGACGAGGAAAACTGCAGATGCCGCTGCAACGGGTGCTGAGTAGGCAACACAAATCCAAGGGCGCATCCCTAGTCGATAGCTAAGTTCCCACTCGCGTCCCATGTAAGCATAGATGCCAATGAGGAAGTGGAAGACCACAAGTTGGAACGGTCCCCCGTTGTAGAGCCATTCATCAAGTGAATTAGCTTCCCAAATTGGGTAGAAGTGAAGTCCGATGGCATTGCTGCTCGGAACGACGGCTCCCGATATGATGTTGTTTCCATAGAGAAGGCTCCCTGCGACAGGTTCGCGGATGCCATCAATATCAACTGGTGGAGCCGCAATGAATGCAATTACAAAGCAGATGGTGGCTGCAAGGAGACACGGAATCATCAGTGTCCCAAACCACCCAACATAAAGACGGTTGTTGGTCGAAGTGACCCAGTTAGTAAAAAGCTCCCAGGAAGACTCCTGAGAGCGGGAATCTGCAATAGCAGTTGTCATTGAAGTTAGTTAAGTCGAGTTACTTTTACCCGTCCAACTCCAGAGCCAGTGAGACCGATTATATCAGCCGCACCTTTACTGAGATCGAGTGACCTTCCATGCATGTAGGGGCCACGATCATTTACCCGAACAACGGCACACCTCTTGAAACAGACCTGTAGGCGTGTTCCAAACGGGAGTGTCTTGTGCGCTGCAGTAAGGGATTGTTGATTGAACCGTTCACCATTAGCTGTTAGGTTACCGTTGAAACCCGGCCCATACCACGAGCTAATTACTGACAGAGTAGTTAGAATAGGAATCATAATAATAAAGCGAAGGACTTTATATTGCCAACTCCTACTAGCCCCGCTAATAAACGCGCATTAAAAGCGGGACTTATAAGTTAAAAGAAGTCGAGAACTAGAAGTTAAGATCAGATGCCTCAAGCTTTGCTGCAACATCTGCACGGTATGCAGGGTCGTTGTCATAGCGAGGATCACTCATGGCACGCACAAGTTCTGCTTGGCTACGGAACCCTTGCTGTTGAGCAGCAGGAGCCTTGCCAGTCAGCATCTGACCGTCATAGCCTTGCGCTTCTTGGAAGCGGAATGCCAGTGCATTCACAGCGAAGTAACAGGCAAGAGGATCACCACGCTCCATAACAGAATCGTACATCTCAATCTCCTGCTCAGACAGTGACTCTTGTGCCCAAGCCATCATCTGTCCATACTGCTCTTCACCGCCAACAATACCCTGAAGACTGGATACATCTTCTGCATTGATGGTTTCTGTCTGTCCTCCTTCCTCTACTTGAGATCGGAAGTCCAAGTACATCTGAGCAAGATCAGCAGGATCCATGCTCTGCAGTTGTTGCAGTGTCTCTTCAGAGTAGTCAGTCTGAGATTCTTCCCACAGTCGATCCAAGAAGCTTGTGTCCACTTCTTGTTCAACTTCTTCGACTGGTTCTTGTTCAGTCTCTTCGGGCGTTACCTCTTCTCGATTGCCTAGCTTTCGTTGCAGCTCAATGTAGGCTTGTTCGAGATCCTCTGCATCTTTGAATTTACCAGCAAGTAATTGTTGCTGTTGTTCTTCAAGAGCCTCACCCACTTGAAGTGAGTCAAGTTCTTCTGCAGAGAACTCACCGTCTTGAGCTTCAGTTGGGTCGTACGTCAGTGTAGCCATTGGTGGTAATTACTTTCAGATTTCCAAGACCAACTCGTTCCACACGGTTGGGGACTCCAACGGTTGGTTTGCCGATCTTGGTACGTGGTGCGTATTTGTTGCCGGACTCATCAAAGAGTTCCCTGTCTTCAACCGATAACGGGGGTGTTACTGGCTTGGTTTTCTGTTTCTGGGGACGGCTGGGTGTTGCCTTGTCCATTGATCATCTCCATTGCTTGTGGGTTCTTACTTGGATCCAGTAGCGGTGTCTTTGCCAACTGACCAATCTGTTGAGTAAGCATCATGTCTTTCTGCATACTCATGTTCTGCATTTGTTCTTGCTTCATCTCTTCAACACTCTTGACAAGGTTCAACACGTCGATGCCTTGAGCAGCAGCCAGACGTTTAATTACTTCATCACTGTTGATGTACTTCGCAAGAGCTTCAGGCCCCATCGTTTGTGCAATGGTCTGCAGGAACGAACCCAGACTTTCTCGATCTTGTCCTCGACCCAGTGCATTAACACCAGCAACAATAGTAGGCTTAACAATGTCCTTTGGAAGACGTGGAATCTGACCAGTCTTTTGGAAGACATTGAGCTTACGGTTCAGATACGGAACAAGGAACTCAGTTGTCAGCAAACTGAACAGTCCACCAAGTTGTTGTTCCAGTTCCATTTGAGTCATCCGTACTTCTTCAGCAGTCGTACGTTCAGACTGCCTTACAGAAAGGATGAGGAATGCTTCAGACAACCGACGTTCCAACTGCTGCATCATTTCAAATGCAGTTCGGAAGTCAGCAGTCTTTCCTACCTGAATGACACCAATGTCATCCGGTCTTCCTTGAACGATGGCACCGTTGCCTGCCTGGGCCAGTGTGGCCGGTTTGGTAGTGCTTGAGGGTGATACTACGAAGACAACCTTAGCGGCTGCTGCAGAGCCTTCTACGAGGGCCTGAGAGAGTGCTTCAAGGGAACGTAAATCTCCGATGAATTCCTCTACTCGACCACGACCATAGACCTCACCATCAACAGTATTGAATCGAAGAACAAGCCACGGGTTCGCTTCGATGGGTGCTTTGCCCATTGACCCCGGAATGATCTTGTCTTCGTATTCTTGATGCCAGACAAACCTGTTGTTGTCTCGGCGGATGTGAGTGTAGATGTCTGCCTCGTCATTCCGTTCTGCCTCAGTGCCTGCCACATCATTGGGCACAGCCATGGGGAGAACCTTCATGAGAAGCTTCTTTGAGATGCGTTCTTTTGTGACTATTTCAAGCACATTACCGTTGCCATCTCTTTCTACAACGTAGCGATTCAAGGGGTACAGCTTGAGCTGCTTCTCTCCCATGAAGACCAACGCATTACCTGTCACCACTAGATGCTTCAGTGCTTGGTGTACAACGACACGATCACTGGAAGCAGCAATTGATTCAAGGATAGTACGTTCGATCTTCGCAAAGGAAAGATCCAACTCAGAACGAACTTCCGGAGGGAAGTCTGTACCCAGTGCACTGTCATCCACCTGAAGCTTAAAGAAGCTGGTTTGAGGAGGCAGTAGTGCCAGCATCAACTTAGATGCCAGAGTGACTACCCCCTTTGCACCAACGCTTTGCCATGGTGTAGGTAGATGACGTGCTCCTTTGACCCACTCCTCTTCACCACGATTGAGGTACGGAAGAGTAAGGTCAGCGGCTTGTCTTGCTACGTTTAGAAAGTTTGAACGGTCACTTGCTAAATAGTCATACCGTGATTTGGCTGACATTGTTATTTGTTAAGAGCATTGCCGTATTGCAGTCCGCGACCAAGCAGACCAGTTCCACGTCCATAGATACCAAGTTGACGAAGACGTGATTTAGCACGATTGAGTTTGTTGGCACCAAGAGCACCAAGTCCTCCACCAGCCATCATGCCAGGACCAGGGTCAGATGTTGAAGCGACGGGATCTGTTGTCACAGGATCCTGTACGGTTTGATCGTTATTTACCTGATTTGGTACATAACCTTCACCACCAATAGGATTTTTGATTACTTTTTTTTCTGGCTCATCAGGCTTCTTAATGGTAAGAGGATTCACCCCCCCTACATTCTTCCGTCCAAAGAGGCCAGGACCATCCTTAACAGCTACTCCTTGATAGGTGTAGCCCTTATTAACTTTCTGGTTACGCATTGCAGCCAACGGATCTTGACTGGCAAGGAGCTGCCCATAGAAACTATCTGGAGCCGTCATCATTGGCAGGCTCCGATTGTAACTCTTATTAGATCGGTTGACAGCCTTAGCACCTACATCAAACCCAAGGCCAACGCCTTTGGCAAGAACTTGATCAAATGTCTTTCCTGTATTCTTGGCAATTTTCATTGCCTCCTTATTGCTGATTGTAGAGTTGGCACCAATAGCCAGACCTTGACGAATGTTGTTGATACTCTTGTAAGGATCTGTTGGACCTGTAGCAATAGGGTTTGATGCAGCATTTGGATTTGAAGGAAGCGGAACATAACCAGATGCCAGCGGTCCAGCAGTAGGTGCTGCACCAGTCATCGGCATGTTGGTTGCATTGTATGGACCAGAACTGGATGAGCTACGGCTCACAATGTTGCGAGCAGCTTGTGCTGTTACACCAGTTGCTTGGCGGATTTCTTTGGCGGTTGCTCCCTTTGCCGCCATCTTGGTAGCTTTTTCACGATTAGCCATTGTTATCTTCAGTGAGACGATGGTTGATCCACTCGACCACTGAACGTTGGCCAGAGCGGTACATTATGAGATTAGTTGGATCATCCGGGTGGGGATTGACTGGTGGAAAGTTATCCTCCAATTCCTGAAGGATAGCTTGAAGCTGGAGACCAGAGGTCTCAAGCATACTGAGGTAGGTTGGTGTTTGCATGTTCAAAGAACGCTGGCATTCTTCCTCTACGTGTGTCAGACAATTCAGGTGCTTTGCCTTGATACATCAGAGAGTCACTCGAATCCAGCCAAAATTTTCTGTCCAGATATTTGACCTCAGTATTTTTACCTAGAGGTTCAAGCACCCAATTAACGGTTGCCTTCCTGAGGCGATCGAGAGAAGGACTCCAATCGAGACCAAGCTCAGTACATACCAGGCTATTCGCTGCCACATGGACTTGTTCATCACGAGAGATATCAGCGCTTACTGTTCGGAGACCAGCATCACCGCAAAATCTGAAGAATGGGAGGAGCACAAAGAAAATTGCACGCTCGGCAACAAGTGCCTTGAGGATCGTGTGATCTGGATGAGCAATCCAGGCGTCCCGAAGACGCTTTGCTTCGGCTTCAGCCTTTTCATCAACGCCGATAGCGTTGGCGATGTAACCGAGTGCAAGGTCGTGATTTTCCTCGTCCTTGATATTGGATTGAAGGAGATCCCTCGCCAGGTCTGGAACTTCATTCTTCAATGCATCAGTAATAAAATCTCCAACGGGAAGTTCCATGTGGCGGATTGCCAAGGCACGGTAGATTGTTTCTTCTGCTCCTTCACGAAGCTTCCCAGCTGTGGTCTGTACCGGAGACCACTTCCGTTTACGATCTAGTAGTTTTTGATAGGGGTTCATTCGCCGCAATTACAATCAGGAGCAGGATCATTAAGAAGAGACTCCAGGTATGCGGTAACGTCACCATCATCCAATGCGGCATAGGCATCAGACTTGTCTTGAACGTCACCCATTACCTGGAGACTGTAGTAAAGAGAAGTCTGTGGACTTGCCAACCAATCTTCGATGAATTGCTCATCATAGGTAACCACATCTGACCAGCTGTTAAAGGAGTATCCATGCAACAAGCCGGTGCTATCGAGCAGACGAACGATGCCGTCCACTACTCGTTTGTATGACTCCCAGCCAACTTCAGACGCGATCTCAACAGGACCGTAGTCAAAGCTCTGGACGCCAAACGTACCGCTGTCACGGTCCACTTGACGGGCAATGGGAGGAGCGATCTCAGGACAGGTTGTGTACCCACCGAGATCGGTGTATCGGTAACTGCACGAGGCAGTCGGAGCAATGGCAAAGGCACGCTCCATTTTGTTGAACTTGGCAACCTCAGCAGCTTGACGAATACCTGAGCTGATCTCATGAGCCAGTACCGCAGCAGGAGTTCGCTCATGAGGACGGTTGTTGTTGATGTTCTCCAACGCCTCACCAAACTCTTTGTAGCTCACCACTTGCTGTCGGAGCAAGTTGGCAAGCCCAAGAAGTCCAAGACCCACTTGACGATCTGTTGACGGAGGGAGATATTCTCCACTGCTATCGACATTTGTCTTACCATGGAGTTCACACAGCTCGGACATTCCGTTGACAAATGCACGTTGTATGTCTCCGACTTCACATGCGCCAAGGTTGACATGTTGAAGCAGACATGTGCCCCGTGAGGGCAGATATACCTCAAGGCAGACGTTCCCCCGGATTCGATTTCCATTTCGATCTACCTTTGTTTTGTTGAGCCAGATGTCTCCCTTGCGGATGCCATCCAGCAATGCAGTCTTCACTTCACTCGTGGTTTGTTCCCACCAGTGGTCGTTAATGTTGACGCAACGCTTAACCCAAGGCAGCTCAGAACGAGAAGCAGTAATGAACTCAAGCACATCAGGATGGTTGAGATCAAGGTGACATACAACAGCTCCATTCTTGTATACTCCTCCGCGCCTCAGGATTTCATTGAGGGTTGAGTAGATCTTGGCAAAGGACACAGGACCAGATGCCACAAGACCTTTGCCGTTCTCAGCACCTTTGGGACGGAGCTTAGAGAGGTGTACGGCTACACCCGCACCGTACCTCAATGCGTGACTCACAAAGCGCCACGAGGCTTCAATACCGTTCTCCCCTTCCATTGTGTCTTCCACCACGAACACGGTGCAAGAAACGGGGAGACGGCTGGTGGGATCATCAATCCAGGACTGCACACGCCCAGTACGGGCGATCAGTTCTTTGGTGGTTGCAGACATTATTAAACGAGATCAGTAAGAGTAGGAGGTTGATAGTTCGGTCCTTTCAGAACCTTGCCGTCTTCACGGCGGATCGGTTGTCCGTCTTCCCCGAGCTTTGACATATTGCTCAGGTGGACACGGTTGAGAGCTTCATCGAGATCCCAACTCAAGTTTTCTGCATACTGGTAGCAGACATATACAAGATCAGCGAGTTCCTTCAGACAGTCAGCTGCATTCACCCGCAGACCCATGATCAGCTGATTCTCTGCATCAAGAAATTCTTTGAACTCCTCAACGATCAAAGTCCGCTGCATAGTCCGTGAAGCTGGCGTCGTACTGTTCCTCACTTGGAAACCAGCTCTGAACTCCTTTGCTTGCTGACTGATAAAGGATTTCGTTTTCGAGTTCATTCTGTAGATAGTGGATTGCTTTAGTTAGATCTTGCGTCTTGCTGTCTTTATGTCCAGCACGACATATGTATTTGATGGCGTTACCCAGATGGAAATTCAGGTCTTGGTCTCGGATGAAGTCCCAAACTTGAATACTTCCCCGTCTGTAGTACGACGGTCCTGTGGTATTTGAGTCGGCCATTTCTTAACTAGGTTGGATAGTGAATTGCTAAGGACAAAGTTCTGATGCTGCAGCGCAAGAAACACTGTGATCACATCTTCTAGTTTTGTTTCTGGATCACGCAGTGCGTTTTCAATCCGCTTCAACTTGAACTGTTGCTCCATCGTCATTTCGACTATCGGAGCTGGGAGACCAAAGTCTTGGTTCTTGATTGGTGAAATCATAATTTTCCACTTGAAGGATCTTTGCGAGGCGTGCATTCTTCAGTGCATCTTCCTCAGTGAGACCCTTCTCAAGAAAAGTCTCCAATACGGTCTTCCAGGTTGCACCCCTTTCCGTCAGGATTGCGTCTGCTCTCTTGACTCCGATGGTGGGTACACCGGCATAACCATCTGTCTGGTCACCCGCCATCGTTTGGATCAGGTGCCAGCGATCACCTTCTTCCTTGGTGATTGTCACTACACCTTCGGATAGGTCGTAGAGATCACCTGGAATCTGGCGCATGTCCTTATCCGGACTGCAGATGATGTGACCCTGTTCTTTAGTTGCGTAGATACCGATAGCATCATCCGCTTCTAATTTGGGCATCACAACAACGTGGTAGTCCTCCTTGAGTTTGTTGATGACCCTTTTGTAGCCGCACGGCTTTTTTCGGTTTCGATGTCCTTTATAGTCTGAATCAATAGACTTACGGAAGTTGATAGAATCAGAAAAGAACAGAACAGAATCATCAAAGCATCCGAGATCGGAGGCAATGTTGCTGAGTTCTCGTTCAACGTACTCGTAAGCTTCGCTGAACTTGGAGGTGACGACGATGAGATCGTCCCCAAAGTTGACTTCGGTTTCAGTGGCAGCACAGCATTTATAGACAATGAAATCAGCATCAATGAGAAGGCTCATTTCCCTTGTCCTCTGCTTAGTTTCCTACCTTTCTTCGGTAGAGAGCGTGTGCCGTTACCTTGATGAGTGTGTTTGAACTTGGCCCGTGATTGAAATTCAACCCGACCGAGTGATGTTTTAGATTTGGTGGCCATAGTTAATGTACTTCGCTCCAATCCATGCCTGATTTCGCATCAGCAGCGATTGGAACTCTTAGGTCGTAATACTCTCCTGCATGAGCTGCTGCCCATAGGAGTGCAAACTTAAGATCTTCAACACTTGATGTTGTAGTTTCAAACTGCAGTTCGTCATGAACGAATGCCAGTTGGTGAGCCTCAATGTCGGCTCTGATAATTGCTTCATGGGTCAGAACCATCCACCGTTTGGCGATGACACCAGCTCCACTCTGCAGTAAATAGTTCAGAGCCTTATGCCCCGAGTCAACGCTGATATGCCTACCGTCGATGCTCCTGATATAACCTCGTTCAGCAGCTTTCTTGGTAGCTTCCACAAGCTTCTGAAGGCCAGGAATAGCATCCATGTAAGCTTGACGAATCTCCTTTCCTTTTTGTTTTGCCTTGTCCGGGGAAAGGCTTTGGTCATAACTCTCACCTATGCGCTGATCTCCAGCGCCATAAAGAAATGCATAAGTTACTGTCTTAACTAACCTTCTGCTGATCCCTATCTTCTCTGCGTTTTCCTGATGAATGTCGCCGTGGAGAAGAATGTCTCCGTAGCGGCCTCCATCATATCGAGCCAAGTAGTGTGCAAGCATCCGTAGTTCAATGCCTGCGAGATCAGCACCAACCATGACATAGCCAGGACTAGCTCGAAATAACTTTCTAAATTCAGATTCATGTGGAACCTGGCCTAAGTTGGGTTTACGGTGTGCACATCTATGTGTGCTTGTTGCCACTGAACAGTGGTGATGTATTCGATTGTTTCTGACTAGCTTCAACCAAGCATTGATACCTTCCGACAACATGCCAAGCTGTTTGGTCAGTTCAAGACACCGGAAGAACTGAAGCGAGATCTCTGTGTTGATCTCCTTCAGTACCACTTCATCAATCGTGGCCTTCCCTTTGTCTGTGAATTGAGTCGGTGTCCAGCCGTAGTGAGTCTGCATCACCCATGCGATGTGATCTCTACTGGTTGGATTTAACTCCTTCAGTCGAGTGAAAGTAGCATCTGTGATGTAGCCTTGGGTTTTGTTAGGTCGTCTAGGAGTAAACTCCGACCCCGCAATGAGAGGATGCCGGTCTCGTAGTACTTGACTAAGACCCTCAAGCTCTCTTCTGAGAGTTGATTCAAGTTCCCATGCAGCAGGCTCATCAAAGTACCATCCATGAAGTTCCTGTGTTGTTAGTATCTGAGCAGCTCTGTGCTCTAACTTCACCCAGTCAGGTATTTGTGGAAGTGTTTCCAAAGCTTTCTGGTAACGTTGACATCTTGTAGCATGTAATCCTGCATATCCTGTGACCAATCCTTCCAGTCAGTCGTCTTACCAAAGCATCCTTTGTATTCACCTAATCGGTAGCCGTAGGCTTCCAGTGAATGGCGACCATAGAGCTGGAGTGGCATTTGATTCCACTTTCGCTTTTGATCTGTCTTGAGGATGTCTGCGTGATAGAGACGACTGAGGAGGAGTGTGTCTACAACCTCCCCTCTTGGTTCAAACCAAGGGAAGAGTTTCTTAATGACTGGTAGGTCGTAGCCAATGATGTTGTGACCGATAATCCGATCAGCATCCTCAAGCCTTTGTATTGCTTTCGTAATTGGTTCTTTATCGCCTTGGTCGTTGTATGCCAAGGTCTGATCAGCTTCCTGATCGTAGATACCAACGCAGTGGATGCAGGTAACATCATTGTAAAGTCCGTCAGTTTCAATATCAAAGATAAGCATCATTCCAATGCCTGATTACCCCAGCTACAATGAACACGTTTGTAATGGCAATCATCCATTCAAGAAGGTTTAGTCGTTGTAGTAGTGTTCTGCCAGACATAGGTCTTATCAATAAACTGTGCTTTCGCTACAGCTTCCGGTGATGCAGGAGTGGGTCGCTTCAACTCAGAAGTCAGTTGTTGCGTCGAACTCGTCTTCTGCTTCTGTTTCATAGAACTTACAGGTGGATAGGTCGTAGCTCAGTCGGCACGCGATGCCAACCTCGCCTGAATAGCGATTCTTAAGGACTCGCACAGTCGTATCACTTCCTCCAGATGCGCTCTGCTGGTTTCTTTCGAGTGCAATAACTCCGTCAGAGAGTTGTGCAATGGCCGCAGATCCTCGCAACTGTCCCAAAGTGACGCGGGCACCCTCTTCATGGTTCTGGTCACTTGATGTACGTCGTAGATGTGAGACAAGAAATAGTGCGATGCCTGTCCTCTCTACCAATGAACGCAGACGTGTCATTGTCTGATCAATCATCTTGCGCTCATCACCATCAAGTCCACTCAGAAGAATGGATAGGTGATCTAGAAAGACGACCCTTGTATCAAGACCTGCTGCCAGGTACTCAATTCGGTTGTAGATGATATCAGGATCAAAAGAACCAAAGCCATCGAAAAGAAAGAGATTCCAGTTAGCAAGAGTTGCTTGATACGCTTCGGTGAGGGTAGATCGGTCATGTTCGCCTAGGTGGAGTGATTTACCGACAGCAGCGGACATCAGTCCTAAGGCTGTACGGCGATTGGATTCTTCAAGAGCTAAGTAGCCAACACGCTCTCCCTTTTGGAGAAGATGTGTAGCAAGTTCACGACATACGGACGATTTCCCCACACCAGATCCAGCGGTCACCGTCACCAGCTCGCCATACCTAATCCCCCGCAGTTTGCTGTTGAGCCCTGCAAATGGGTAGTCATGGTCAGCTGGTGGTGATGGAGTAGTTACAAGGTCAAGGAGAGACTTCCCATCAACGATCCCATCTGGACGGTAAGGTTTCGCATCCCAAATAGCGCGACGAATCGCTTCAGGGTCATTGGCAGAGAGGGCGTCTGACGCATCTTTGTAATCACCTTGGAGCGATGCAATCTTGCACTTGCCAGGTGGTAATACGCTTGCTGCTTCCTCCGTCGCCTTACGGCCTGCCTCGTCATTGTCGAAGAACAGGACAATCTCCTCATAACCCTGCAGCCATTCGTAAGCCCGTTGAACCGACTTTTTGGCCGCTGCGGCACCGCTAGGAAGAGAGACCATCGGCCACCCCGACATAACTTCTTGACATGAAGCCGCATCGAGTTCCCCTTCGGTGATAACGACTCGTTTTCCAGTGGCGGGAAACAAATGTTGTCCAAAGAGTGTCCCAGGAACTTCTCCTTCATAGCTGAATACTTTGTTCTTGGTCTTTACTTTGCAGCCTTTAAGGATTCCAGAGCCGTCGAAATAATGGAAGCGTAGAATGTCTCCGTCTCGGTAGATCTTGTACTGTTGGCAGACCTTTTCGGAGATGCCACGCTTTGGCAATCGTTCTGCTGATCCTTTGAGTTGGACATTGGTGGACATGCGATGATTGTGAACAACCTCTTCGGTATGGCCGTAGGTCTGGCAGGCGAAACAAAAAGTGTGGCCATCTGAGTACAAGCTGTTTGCATCAGATGACCCACAGGTTTCACACGGCAAGTGCCTGATGAACTCGCTTTCGGAGTTCTGCGTAGGCTCGTGTTTGGGCATCGTGATAGTCAAACCATTCATCAATGGCTTTGTAGAATCCTTCGAGAATGGCGTCTGCTGTAGCAGGGTTCTCACCTTCTACATCAGCAAGAATGTCGCCAAAACAATCTGCGTAGTATTCAGGTGTGCCGTACTTGAGATGACTCATTTCTGTTGGTGGAGTGTGTTGATCAGATCTTCGTAGCCATCCAAGGCATCCTCGAATCCTTCGATGATGTCGTTTGATGACGCGTGTTTATCCAGTGCCATGATCAAGTTCATGGCCAGATCCTTGATCAGTTCTAGGTCAGCCATTCAATAGGGATCGAGTGATAGGCGCAGTATTGAATCCCGTTCTTTTCGCACCACATTGCGTAGGTGGTCTTTGAACGTTTTTCAATCTTGTTATGAGGTGCCTGAAAGACCATCCGAATATCAAGATCCGGATTCGCTTTCTTAACTGCAAGCATCTTGCGGCGATCCTCAGGAGTAAAGTGGCCCTTGGTTTCTAGGTAGACACCATTGGGCAATAGAAAATCTGGGGTGTAGTTACACTGAAGAATATAAGGAACCTTAGTGGACTCATATTCAAACTTCACGCCCAGGCTCTTCAGCAGATCAGCAACCTGCCTCTCAAGACCAGAGCGATAGTTCATCAGAAGTCTTCGTCGTCGTCACTCGTGGTTGCGGTCACATTTGGTTCACCTGTTTTGAAACCTTTGGTCTGACCAAACAGGGCAGCGACTTCGGTTTCATCCATGTCACCTGTGTCCACACCAGCGCCGCTGCTCAGTGCGACCAGCTGGAGGCCCACCAATTTGACGGAGGTTCCATACGATCCATCCGGCATGGTGTAGGGCTTTTGACGGAAGGCCAGCTTTACCTTCGAGCCGCCGTAGATCGGCGTGTTCTCATCGGTGATAGGTGTGCCTTCGGTATCAACCACCGGAGGTTCTTGACCCGGCTTCCACGAGAACTTCAAGACATAGGAATCACTGTCGTGCTCTTCCCAAGGCTCAGGCTTGAGGATGGCCCGCTTGGGATTCTTCAGCTTCGATTCCGCCCACTTCAGTAGCTCTGCGCGTTCTTCTTCCAGGCGATCAATCAGCTTGCTGTCAACCACAGCCTTCAGGCCAAACGACCCAAACTTGGATGGTTTCAGCACCGCTTGATAGCCCTCAAGAACAACAGGCTCTTGCGTGACGTGAATATTCTTAGCCATATACAGTAGTGGATAGGTGGATTAGTTAAAACGCGGGCGCTTGTAGCCCTGATCAAAGCGGGGGAAGAATTCGTCCAGCCCTTTGATGATGAAGTCCATGTTGTACCAACCATCTCGGCGGACATTGCCAATCATCATCATGATGGAGGGCACCAGGGCGTTACGCACTTCAGCCGGCAGGTACTGCCATGTCGTGCCCCCTTGCTCCCCCTTGAGGCGGTTGACTTCTTTGATGACACCAGCTTGAACACGGGAATAGATCCCCTCATTCAGCACACTGGCAAACCAGCGACCAAACCTCGTTGAACAATCGGCTGGTACTTCTTTCGCCTTTGGCCGGCCATAGTAAGAGCGGTAGCACTCCAACTGCAGCAGGCCCAGTGGACCTTCGTAAGCTTTGGCTGTGTCGGGGAAGGATCGCAGGATGGAGTTGTTGACCTCCTTCGCTGCCTCCTCGTGCATTAGACCTGCTTCCTTGCGGAGGATCAGATCCAGCGACACGCCAATCAGCTTGTCTGTGATCTCATCGGCATACCGTCCAGCCCGTGTGTTCTTGCCCCGGTAGAGCTTGAGCAGGGACTTGAACGTGTCTTGGGTCATGGCCAAGGCTTCTTGTTTGCCCCCTTGCGGGCGGTCAAAGCAGACCGGAGAAATTCCGACAAAATCGCTGAGATCGACTGCTGTGCCTTGGGTTTGGAGACCGGAGGTTTTTGCCAGCTGAGCCCTCAGGGAGCGCAGGGACTCACCACCAGTGTTTCCGTACAGCGTCTTGGTCGCCCCGGTGATGGAAAAGTGGGGGACACCCTCCACCACCAAGCAGTCCGTGTTGAAGAATTCCGAGAAGAAAGGGGTGGCCGTCTTCATGTCAACAAAAGAAATAGGTGGATTCGATCACGGATTCCGGTTCAAGGTCTCCGATGATCGGGGGTTCGCTCTCTGCACCGATCTGGCGGGCAAAGTCGCGTAGGTAGTCGTGCTCGGCAAACAGGTGCATGTATGTCTCGCGTACCAATGTGGATAGAACGGACATGTCAGTCGCCCTGCACAGCACGGAGTCGTGGATCAATGCAATCGGTGCATCGAACCGCAAAGTGGACAGGTGGAGCAGCGCTGCATCCAATGAATGGATCAGATTTGGGCTCGTTGCATTCTTGTGGTGGTTGAGGTCCACCTTGTCGGTGTCACCTGTCGCCACAGACAACTTGCACTCACCCAGCAGTTGCAGCTCAATGCGGACCACCTCTTTCTTCATCAACTTTTGGTTGACGACAAAGCCAGAGGGTGTAGTCCACTGCAGCTTTTCTGCCCCGCGCTTGATGGCATTGGCCACTTCTTCCTCAATCCAACGCATGACACGCATGGGACCAGGGAAGATCTCCTCCATCGCTGCTCGAACGGCAGCAACGGTTTCCGTTAGGTCTTCTTTGGAGACCTCAACGCCTTTCTCGGCCAACGCTTCACGGATGTAGGAGCGATTGGAATAGGGTTTGGCATTGTAAGGAATCGTTAAACATGTGCGCTTGGTGACTTTCCGATCCATGTGGTCTCGAATGGACGCAGGACAGTTTGGTTTAGCGGCTTCGGCCACCACCTTGTACGCATCCTGCGGTTGATCACTCGGCACCACATTGACCATCTTTGCTGTTGATTTACAGCGACACAGCCCAGCCAGGATCTGGAGTCCTGAGCAGGTGGCGTCTGTGGCCACCATCAGCCCTGTGAATTGCCGATCCGCTGCAATGACGCAGTGGTAGTACTCCTCACAGGCGGCCAAGAACTGCCATGGTTCATCGGCTACTTCCCACTCAGGTAAACACCCAATCGGATCTGTAGCGACACGCGTGATGAGTGTGAGGTTATCCGCCGTCCACTCCAAGCGCTCCGCCATGGTGGCTTTGTCCAAGCCGTAGGTGGTCGCAACCTGGAACGACAACCATTGCTCTGCTTCAGGAGTCATGAACGACTCATCGGCAAAGCGCAGAAGAGACTTTCCAAAATCAGTATCCTGCGGGGTCAAGAATGCGGGAATTGGATAAGCTCTCCCGCGATAATCCATCGACCACGGACAATGGAAACGCTCAACCTTCTTGAACCGACGCACCGCTTCCATCGTCATGCGTGTCCGGCATGATCGCTTGAACTCTTGGGCATTCAGGTTCATCGTCTCTGCTGCACGTCTTCGATAATCCTTCCGGCTATCGTAGTTCTCAGCAATGTCCACGGGCTTTGGTGGTAGCTCGTGATGCACGATGGGTCTGAACTTCCCAACAGGTCGTTGCAGGCGCTCTAGCTCTTCTGCCACCTCCACAATGAAGGGATTGAGGCGAAAGGCAACCTTCTGAATCTTGTTCAGAAAAGCCAGGGGCACTTCCCCCTGTATAGATGTCGGATCTCCACGGCGTACCAAATCATGACCGCGCATCACCTCATTGAGTAGGTAGCCACCAGCGCGTTCGTTGGTCCAATCGTTGGGTTCAATCAACATCGGCCACGCCAACGGCGCGAACAGTTCTGAATCGCTGATCACCTTGTCTTTGATCGCCAAGAACTCTGGGGTCGGTGCGATGAACTGCATCTTTCTGCGTCCCTCTTGACGCACGATGCGATCAAACCAACCGCTGCTTTGGATGATGCACTCCAGCAGCCAGCCCCCCAGCTTGACCCGATTGGAGGATCCCCAGGTCTTCCAGGGTTCCACCTCGCAGCGGTTCATCAGGGTGCGGATCACCACCAATTTTTGATGGGTGCCGATGGAACGGTGCCAGTAGTTCTGTTTCAGTGTGTTAAGCAGTCCTGGGGCGTTGCGTTCGTAGTGGCGCATCTGGCATTCCGCCTCCACTGCAGCCCCCACCGCTTCACAGACAGTGGTGACCTGATCGCTCCCTTTCTTGGTGCTGAACACCTTGTCAAAGGTCACCTTCAGGGCAATGGCCCCGGCGGCTTTGGCGTCTAGGTCCGTCAAGTACTGATGGATTTCCTTGAAGGCGACCCCGGTTTTGCCGCGTTTGATCGCGTATTCGACCGTGGACTCGATTTGCGTCACCAACTTCGGCAGCAGCGCTTCGATGGACGCGGCGCCATAGACCGTGGCACTGGCGTAGCTCTGGTCTTCGAGCTTGCGCGTGTTGTCACGCAGCTTTTGGAGACCGAGCCGGATTTGATCGCGCTCCAGTTGGATCTGCTCATCAATTTGAGCGGGTGTGGGCATGGGCGTCTCAATAAGAATTGTTTCGTCGGTGAGACTCGATCTTCATCTATCCACATACGGCTGTGTACAACCGTGAGACCCAATAAAAAAGGGCCGGTTGGCCCTGATGAGTGTGAGATGTGGACAGACCTAGACGTCACATTTTGAGTCGAGTCCGTCTACCAATTCCGGCACGCTCCCACAGGGATTCCAGCCGATCTCATCGCTGAGATCTGCCCTGTGAAATCACCATAGCAGGTTGTGGCGGGACTGGCGTAGACAACCATTAGATGTTGTTGGCTGTGCTCAAAACGGCGTCCTGTGTGTTATGGACGTACCGCTCGGTGGTCTCCACTCGCTTGTGGCCCATAGCGGCCTTGACGTGCATCAAGGGTGCACCGGCTGCGATCTGCCACGTCCCGAAGGTGTGACGCAGTGTGTGGAAGACATACGATTCATCAATGTAGGGATCCAATCGGATCGCCTTGTCCCTCACTTTGTTGAAGTGACGGTTGATGATCTGACGGCTGTACCACACCTCACCAAAGACCAGATCCATTGCGTCCTTGCCATGGAGTCGCCGTTGGAGCATCTCCACGATCTTGTCGTTGATGCCCACCTGGCGGTAGTTCTTGGCCTTGGTCACTGAGTCAGGTGTACCACCGATGTGAATGACAGGCTGTTGCGGCCTGAAGTCCACGTCCCTGACCTTGAGTTTGCGTAACTCTGCTTGCCGTGCTCCGGTATACACCGCTGCACGAATCAGATCAGCCAACTCGAAGTCACCCCGTTCACAGGCCAAGTTGGTGAGCAACGTCACCTGCTCTTTGGTGAACCAGTTGGTGCGTCCTTCCCCTTCCTTGTAGCGTTGAATGACAGGAATGGCGTTGATGTACCCGTCCCTGGCTGCGATCTTGAGGACCATGCTAATCGTTGAAATGAAACGATTGGCAGAACCATTCGACCAACTGTAGCTGTCTACAGCATCTTGAACCACCGCTTTAATGAACGGTGTGTTGATGATTGTGAGGGCAGGATCACCAGCGATTTCTTCAAACTGTTTGGCGTGACGAATCACGTTCATACCGTTTGCTGTCTTGGGATCCCATTGCTGGGTCAAGGCATGTTCAAACGCTTGGCTAAACGTCTTGATCGACGTTTTCTTGGGGATGCGGTCAAGGATGCGTTGGGTTCGCTTATCCATAGAGGGTTGATTCGATTTGTCGGATTAAATCGTGGCCTCGTTTGGTTAACCGTAGAGTCAACCTTTTTCTGTCGATAGGGTCTACCTCCTTGGTGATAAGATCCATCCCTGGCTTACCTAGATAATGCTCACTTGTCAGTCGAGCAATGTTTCGACTGCTGCTCGCAGTAGTGAGTCCTAAGTCCTCCTCTAATGCTTGCTTGTGGCAATTATCGTGGCTTGCAATGTAGAAAAAACAAGCCAAAGCTTGGGCTGGTACTGATCGGTCAAGTACCCTCAACAATTCCATGACCCGAAGCATCCGCTCCATGTCTGGATTAGTGCGGGTCCTCCGTAATGGGTCCATGATCCTTGTATTGGATACAGTCCCATTCTAGACGCAGCCTACCGAAGTGGATAATCCATGCAGTGGTGGTACGCCATATGTGCTGGAAGCTTGCGTCATCCAGCCCCACATATAGGCGACCGAAACTGATTAGCGTCACTGATGGGCCTCCATGAGGTCTTGCGTCAGCACAAACGTATCATCCACAAGCTGCTCATGGGCGAGTTTGAACAGCTCATCTCGATGCGGATGCTGCATAATTTGATCTTTGAGTTGAGCGAGGCGGCGCTCAAAGGTGGTTTCACTCATCGGTGACGGTGTGTGGATAGAGGTAGTGGATAGATTCGTCATCAGCCACAACAAACTCAATGTCTGGTGTGTTGATTAACTCGTTGACCTTGGCCTGAGCAGCATGGTGTTTTTGATACACATACTCCTTGACCTTCTTGGTCTTGAGGTTTGTTGCACGAATGATGCAACATACAGAACTCGGTAACTCCCATCCCCCAACCTTCCAAGACATCACTTCTTCAAAGGTGTGAGGAATGAAGTCGCTGTCGTCTGCGTCCTTGTACTCTTGCCAGTTATTTGGATAGTAGGGCTTCTTACCACTCATCAGACTTAAATACTTGGATAGTTTGTGTAGATAACTGAGCACCGGACAATTCATAACAAGCCAAAAGGGCACGTTCTTGATTGGCGGCCATGACGTGGTAGACCTGGCCACTGGCTGCTACACATTTGAATTGTTGGAGACTACCCGTATAATCTGATGGGAGAAAAATAGACAAACCTACTTCTCCACATCAAATGTGAACAGGGAGTCCAGTTCAAGCCAGATAGCGCTCTCAATGTCCTGTTGAAGTAACATGTTCTCTACGTCATGACGACGTAAACCAGCTGTTACTCCGCGTTCGATACACTCAGACACAATGGCGTAGATGTTTGGTTGCATGAACTGCGTCCTTGCTTTGATGATTGTGAACAAAGGTGGGCACAAAAAAACACGGGTGTTATCCCGTGTCTATTGTTATCACTGACGATAGATGCAATAGGCATCATCAATCAGTGATAGTTTGGCCTCATCAACGCAGCCAATGTATTGCAGATGCCTAGACATAGCAGCTGTAGCTGATAGACAGCCAACAGTCGCTAAAGAATAGACACCACAAGCAGCAGCAAAGATACCAAGCTTCTTGAACACTTGATGTGCGTCCATGATTGTTAGCGGTGGAGAAAGTAAAAGGAGATTGCTAGGGCAATCAATGCAGGGAAGGGAAGGAGAATGATGGTCACTCTTTCTCTTCCTTGAGGTACTCAGTCAGTGCGTCCCTGATTTCAGTCAGTGACCTGATTTGATGTTCACAGAGTTTTGCCTTGGCTGTGTTCTTGATGTCCACAACAAGGAAATTCCTAGAACAACGAATCATGTCATCTGTACCGACTCCAAAGATTTCGAGTTGCTCGTCATCTGTGGTGTAAACAGTCAGAGAACCATCGCCGCTGTAATAGCCAACATGTGCGATGTTCGCGTGAATGCTGTAGTTGGTGGAGAGTTTCACGTTGTGCTTGTGAAGTGAACGAGGGTGAGTCCCTCAGAAAGCCCATCCCACCACATACGGATGCGGACAGAATGGGCAATAGGAGAGAGTCAAAGGTCTGCCTGTTCCTGGCAGTAGTTCTCAACAACAAGCCACACCATCTTGTTGATCAGTTCCATGACAGAATCTGTGTTGACATCAACCAGATCCCTGATATCAAGACCAAGATCAGCAATGGTGTTCTCGATGTCGTCTTCGTGTTCGTTGAAGAAGTCCCTGATTTCCTTGTAGTAAATGAAACCAGAGACACCACCAGAGCAGCCATATTTGGCTACATCCTGGATCTCATCAGCATCGGTGAACCGTGCTGCGAGTGCGTCAGTAAGACGAGTCATTGTGTGTACCAAGGTGGACAGAGTAAGTAGCACTGTGAAGGCTACAGAAAGGGAGACACATGGTGCGTCCCTGAGTGTAGGCATCAAGCGGCCTCTTCTTCGCTTGCTTCAATCTCTTCTACCCAACGAATTGATAGATCTTCAAGTTGATCTTCATCTATGTATTCTCCAAGGTAGATTTGGAGATCAGAGACGAGACCTTCTAGATCATCGTTGTCTAGATAGTATTTGAAAGCAGCGGTCAGATGCACGTCTGTGTACGTGGTCTGCATGGTGTTGCGTCCATGATCAGGTGAAGCAGTGCGAACACTGCAGAAAGCCTTTGCACCGCATACGGATGCGGACAGAAGGCAGAGTGCAATGATCAAACAAAGCGTGTTGCTCCGCTTGCTACTGCTTGTGCACCTCACGGTCAGGAACCCACGCCGTTGGTCGCCATCACCAGTTGATCTGGTAGCGGTGCTGCTCTTCGGTTGTCGATGTTCGATGGGCTGACTGTATACCAGAGCGGATACAGCGTCAAGGTTGGTGTGCCACTTGTTCTGGTGGCTGCAGATAGGTGATGGATCTGCCCAGCATTCGCGCTGGTTCGCATCGCCTGGGTGCAGTATAGCTACCGATGTGGATAGGACGTGCTGGAACCGTAATATACTGTCACAATGTGGATGGCAACGGCTGAGATCCGTTGGTATGACTGGTGCTATGAGTTCGTATCAAGAGAAGGCAGAACAGATGTGTTCACATGACATACGTCTGTTATTGCGAACCATTCTCAATAAGCGATGCCTGCGGCCTATGCTGACGCCTGTTTGGTAGCGCAGTGATACACAACAGCACTCGATTTCCTATCTAGTGGCGCCAATATCCAGGGAAAGAGACCCCATACGGGGGTGCTGTGGCCTCCCTCCCTAGGCGATAGTCTTCTCAAATTTCTGCCAAAATTTCATCAAGGTATAATGTGGTGGGCCAGCGTAGTTGGAGCTACCTGACCCGTGACCAACTCAACCATGGATTGAGCTGATGACCTCATTCTCACGACAACCAAGCAATCAGCAAGGTTTGTCTCCTTTTACAACACCATTAACACGCAAACCAAGCCGTGTAACAGTCACCATTCCATGGTCATTACGACAAACACTGGAACAACGAAGTGACAAGGAAGGTAGAAGCCTCAGTAACCTCATCGCTTACCTTTTAGAACTGTCTTCTGAGAAGCCTCTGTAAGCCCCTTATTTCTCATCATACGTCTCAATATACCACGGAGCCGTTAGACGCATCTCAGGGAGGCTTGTAGACGTGTCTGACGGCTTTTCTGTGTAGATTGGAGTGACATAATCAGGTGCAGGTGGTTGAAGCGTTTCCCATTCCTTAATCGCTTCATCCAACTCAACCTTCACGCGGTTGTTGATGAGCTTCTCCTCCAACCAAACCAGAAGACCAAGCAGTAGATGATCTACCCATGGGATTTTTGTCTTCCATGCTTTGTACAGAGCTTTGAACTCATTCAGCCTAAGTCTTTGTTCCACATTGCTGCACAAACATTAGGAAGGAATTGGTAGAGCAAATCTTGAATCTGACCAGCAATCACAGCATGTTCCTTCTGAGTACCATGACCAGTCCTCAGATCACAGTAATGTAACCAAGACCTGATTGAACCATTCATGTACAACTTAGTCGGAGCTGCCATTGGTAACACTTCTCGTGCACACTCCTTAGCAACACCGGCTGCTACTAGTTCTTTGTAGAGACCATAACAGTCAGAGTAAAGACTACCAATCCTGAATTGGAAGTGTTTCTTCAACACCTCATCCAGATCATCAATGGAGTTCTGACGGTTCTTTTGATCCTGTCTCCGTAGCTCTGGAATCCCGGCATGTTTCTCTACCTTGGCATACCGTTGAGAGAACTCCTGAAAGGAGAACGACCTATGCCGAAGGATCTGTGCTGCAATACTCCGTGTAGTCTCAATAGACACACACATGTTTACCATTTCAAATGGAGACCAGTGTTGATGATCAATGAGATACTTAATTAACCTAGCACTTGTCTGAGTGTTGGATTGATTGGAAGGATTAGAGACTCTTGCCATGTAAGCAATGAGATCTTCTGCATCAGGAGTGATGTGTACAAGTGATGCTTGGTGGATGGTCATTGGTGGGTAGAATGGTGGTTCTAAGTTGTTGTTATATACACTTGGTGCGGGATGATCTGTTGGTCACTCATTGACCATCTGTATCATCCATCACCAGTCTTTTAGAAGGCAGTGAGGAGGTGGTTAGAAGATTGGTTGGATCTGTACTATTGGTACAATCGGGATGTGCTTCCATCGCACATCAGTACTAACAGTAAAAGGGGAGGACTAACATCAGTTGATGTTTGTCTTCCCCCTTCGGGGGTCCGGTCCACCCTTCCATTCCCCCTTATTGATGTCGGATCTGCCAAATCCATTGCAGGAGAACGGATTTGAAGGATTAGACCCAAGTTGGTGTTTGTCTTCCTTTAGACCCGCCCCTGGCCTGTTTTCGTTGGTCTAACGAGAAGCCCATCACGAGGTGATCTGTAGCACTTTGAGGGTCATCAATAAATGCTTCCAGGAGGTCTTGCCAGTCTTCCATCCGACGTTGTTTGACGGTTTCATAGGCCGAGATGGACATGGCATCAGTGAAGTACTTCACCCCCTGAGCAAGACTGTCCAATCTGTCGTCATGTTTGACGGCACCTTTTTCACGACACATGCGACTCATCTGGTAGAAGAGCATGTACAGGAGTCGTTCCTCAGGTGCTGCGTCTTTATTGGAGCTGTAGTCCCATTCCACTACCGACTTATCAATGATGAGCCGGTGTTGGTTCATCACAGGTTCAAGGGCATCAATGATGCGGTCTTCCTTTCGGACATTGGCACGGACTTCTTCCACGTCAATGGCTTGTTTGGTCTGTTGCAGATGCTTCTTGAACAGCTCAGCCACGATGCCATCACCGAAGTTGGTCTCAATAAGGAGCTTAGTGACGTTGTACTTCTTACAACCTCTAAGGATATCAAGAAGGGTGTTGTCGCTGTAACCATCACGGTAAGCACGCACTTCATGGACGTACAGGAAGCCGTTCTTCTGTGAGATGTATGTCGCTGCTGTCTCGTCAGAACCACGACCAGAGGGGTCTATCGAGCAGATGGTCTCGGTGTATGGACTCCATTCCCCTTGGAGTTGCATCGGGGAGTAGAAGTAATCACCCGGTAGGCCAACCGTAGGCAGATCTTTGAGAACATTACGAGGGTCACTGCACCACACAGCAGCATCCGGCGCTTGAGTCGGATTAACGGAGGTAATGATGAGGTCTGAGAACTTAAGTGGGAACTTTTCTGCATCACTCAACGTAGTATCCAGCATGAACTGCAACATGAAGTTGCTACGACCCATGGCTGCTTCTCGTTCCAACAGGTCATCGGATTGGAAACGGTCAGGGTCTGTTGGAGACCACTCCTCAGCACCCATCTCGATGTCTTCTACGATCTGTGGTGCTAGCAGATTCTCGTATTGACTGAGCTTGTCCTTACGTGGGTAGCGAGCAGGCCAAACAAATGGTCGGTAGTTACGTTCGGCTAGCTTGCGGTAGATGGTGAAGGTAGTTTGGGGTGTCCCTAGGTACATAATGCGGCTATCCTTCTTCGGTGTGAGGATGGACTCCGCTTCTGTACAGAGCTGCAGCAGCTTCTCCCGCATCATCTCCGTCATCGAGTTACCAGGCACTTCAATGTCATCGAGAATCATCAGGTCTGCACGAGAACCCGTGAGCTGACCTGTAATACCGACTGACTTGACTGATGGTGCTTGGTGAGGAGAGCAGTTCACATCAAAGGAGATCCGAGACCACCGGGCATCATCCGACTTCGGTCTTAGATGACTTAGCCATGGTGTTTCAATGATCAGCTTTTGAAGGAAGATGGACATGTTATCTGCACGCTCTTTTGAAGCGGAGATGATCATGATCTTCTTTTCTGGGTTGTTGAACAATGTCCACAACACAAAGGCACCAGTGATCCAGCTCTTACCAACTCCTCGAAAGGCTTGGATCTGTAGTCGTTTTGGTCCTAGTTGGAGGTAATCTGCAATGGCATACTGCGCTCTTGTCGGAGAAGGCAGATCTAGTTGTTGCCACAGTGCTTGAAGAAAGAGCTTAAAATCGCCCCGTAAAGCCTCTAAAATATTATTCACGGTAGATTGTGCCTAAATAGAAAAAGAGAGGCGCTACAGACGCTTGTAGCTACCTCTCCGTGCGTTATTGATTTAAGCCATGCCTGACTGACGGCGACGACGCATCCGTTCAGCAAGGGTCATGCCTTTTTCAGATTTGTTTTTGTCAGCAGGCTTCAGGTTGCTGGCATAACGGTCACCATCCTTGACAGGACCAACACCCTTTGTGCTGTTCTTTACATCGGCTGCATACCGAGCACCATCTTTGACAGGACCAACGCCAGCAGCATCTTCCCTTTGACGCATACGAGCCTTCATTGATTCGTCGATCATTGGGTTATTGGTACGGCTTGTCCCGTAATTACCTGCTTCACGGTTAGCAGTGGCTGCGGAGACACGGCGATCCTTAGGTGCCGCAGGGTTTTTAGGAGAAGCAGGTGCTGCAGGGCGACTAGGCTGACTTCCTGCAGGACGGGTTGCTTGAGGTTTAGGTGCAGGAGGCTTTGGAGCTTTTGGCGGATTACCTACACCCTTGAGACGCTCCCGTTCAGCTGCAATTTGTTTGTTGCGGTAGTCGTTGTATTGCTGGCTACCAGTTGGTGCTGCCTTGTAGTCTCTCTGGTTCTCCTTGTCGGAAATACGTACACCAGTGCTGCTGCGATTGTTTGCATCCTTCTTTACTGGTTTTGCTGCTGAACCATAGCCGCGATCTTTTAGTTCAGCGCTTACGCGATTCCATTCTTTAGGATTAGCTGCTTTTCCAAGTACTTCAGCTGCTTTTGCTGCTGCAGCGGTCAGTAGGGCTCCACTTAAGCCTGTTTTAGCACCACGAACGGCTACATTTGCCTGTGGTTTTCCTCCAATGACGCCACGTACTGCTGCATTAGGATTAGGCTTGCCAGAGGTATATGGATTCGGTTTGGTTGCTGCTGGTTTAGCAGCAGGTTTAGCAGGAGCAGGTTTGGCGCTTGGTGCAGTAGGCTTCGTCCTTCCTGCCCGTTCCCATTTACCTGTCTTGCTATTAAAGCGTTCCAAATAGCCTTGGCGACGGCGAGTACGTTCCATAATCAGTTAATGTGTGAAAGAATAAGGTCTTCTCTTTGGGTAATCCCAAATGTTGCTCTCATCCACGAGAGCCAGTTATTGCTACCTTTTGCCTGATTACACTTCCAACAACTGGGTACGAGGTTTGAAGCAAGGTCTTCGCCTCCTTTACATTTTGGTCGTACATGATCGAGTGTAAGTTCTTGTAAGTCATAAGTTTCTCCGCAATAGACACAACGGCACTCAAAGTGCTCCTTAATAGCGCGTCTCCAAAGACGCTTTGCTTCGGGACTTGTCATTGTGATTAAGTTTTGGAGGTAGTGATCAGGCGTTGGCAGCAGTGGAGTCATGTCGCGTACTTCTTGCCAGTACGTGGTCTGCGTCGATTGGCAGACGGATTCTCTTTTTTGCCGGTGTTTGGACCTGTATGGGATGCATCCATACCGTCTCCGTTACCGTATGTACCCAGTTCTCTGTTCAATTTGTTCGCATTAGTGCGAATCTTGAGCCCATCAGCAGTTTTGTTATATGCTTTCTGCTGTTTAAGACGCTTTGCGCGTGCTTTTGGGTTCTTTTTGTAGTAGTCAGAAGTCTTTCCTGCCATATAACCTCGACTGAACAAGTTCTGGGTCTACTTTTGGCATGATGGAGGCCAGCTTTTCCAGTGGATTGTTGTCATAAGCCACTCCACTGATGTCATTCTTAGCCAACCAGTCACATGCTGCCTTTAATTCTTGAGCGGTGGCTTCTCCACTCTTGATTCGTTTGAGGAATTCAGTAGTAACGAGGTTATGCAGCTCGTTAAACATGTCCTCAGTGGCCTTATTCTTAGCCATTTCTCAGTACAATCTGATCTAGTTTGTTTTCGATGCGGATCATGTGATCCTCCATCTTCTGAAGAGCTGTTGATAGCTCTTGTTTTTGAACGTAGTTCTCAGCAACCCTGAGTTCTACTTTGTCTACACGGCTATCCACTTCGTTAATCTTGCTGTGAAGACGACTGTGGACCGAGACAATGGCAGTGAATAGAGCAATACCTGCTGCGACACCTGCTTCAATCATTTTCAGACATCAATCGAATGAGTTTCTCGGGGTAGGCTGGGTCGGTTGCATAGCCTTCCTTTTGAAGAAGACGTGCGCAGTCTTCACGAGACACTGCTCGGTTGACGCCTTTGTAGTTTTTGTAGTCTCGATACCAACGATCTACGAGATAGGAGACACAGGTTTGGAGATCAGGGAAGTCAATAAAACCTGCACGGATCGTGATCCATTTACCGTTGACGAACTCTTTGGTTTCACGTTCAGTGCCAGATCCTTTTAATCCAAATGCGTTCCATGTACCAGAAAAATGCTTCCCAAATCCGCTCTCTAATGCCCATTGAGCAGCAACTACTTCTGGATACTTTGCTCCAGCGATCTGAGCAGCAGCTTTAACTCCCTTCCAGGTGTTCTCTACAGCAGCAATAGGTCGCGTTTGTTGAACGGGTCTGAAGGTCATGAACCAACCAGTCCCTGGGCCTTCAACTTCCCAACGCTTTAACCAGTTACGCCAGGTGTATTTGACACTCTTACCACCAGAGCCAACTTTGACGTAGCCACCGTTGACGTTATCCATCTCACCGTATGGATCGTGGAAGATGCCGTGTTCTCCATCGTCACCAATCAGGAGCATCCAGTGCCCACCACCAACAGGATTGGAGACGTGACCTTTGTGGAGGACGCCAACAGCTACTGGATAGCCTGCTTTTAGTTCGTTGAGGAGTGTCTGTCTGGTTCCTTTCTGGTAGAAGGAAGCGAAAACACCGTACTGCTGACAGGCTTTGATTTGACTGGTGGATTGGGTTGTATCACCGTATTTGAGAACAGTTCTCAAGTAATCATCATCTGCATTACTACCCTTCAGAGCATCAGGACGGAAATACTTGATGGCCATAGCGCACGTCGAGCTAAAGCACATCCGATCTCCGTGACCTGTTGCACTGTCGGTTTGGGGGTAGTACTGCTTAACGTCTAGCAGTACCATGATGTTTACTTGAACGTATCTTTAACACGTTGGATCTTGTCATCCTCAGTGCGGTGAGGCTTGATTGCCTCGATACCACGCAGAAGGATCTGGACAATGCTGTTCTCTTTGAGCTTGGAAGCACCGATGATCTCGGAGCCAATGAACAGCGCAAAGAAAGCAAGTGCCTCATAGGACACTTTAATGCCTAGAATAGTGATCATTGTTCTTAGAAGGTAAGTGTATCGTTACCAGAACCACCGAAGATCGTGTCTCCGGTAATTACAGTGCCGCTGGTAACACCGTCCACAACACGAATAGCGCCGTCAATCGAAGCACCACTTTCCCAGTTATTGAATGCAGCGCTTGTGACATACTCAGCAAGTTGCTCAGTGGTCTCTGTAAGGCTCAGGAAGGCCTCCTTATCGTTGCTCATGGCACGTATCAAGGAACGCCTCTCAATCACGCTCTGAGGGGCAGCTAGGCCTGTCTCAGAGGCTCGGGTGATATACCAGTCCGTCTGGGAAAGAAGGGAGCCAGCGGTAGCTTTAACTTGAGCGGTCCACGTCTTGACAAGCTCAGTGTGGTCTTTAGGGATTCCTGTATCCCAGTAGAAGCGTTGATCAACAGGAATAGGATCAGGAGTCTCGGTAATACCAATCGCTTCCCTTTCCTCTACCGTAGCTAACCGTAGCCAATTAGAAGGGTACTGAGTTCCATCTTCAGTTGTAAATGCCCGATCTGGTGAAAGGGGCTGATTGTTAAGGATAAACATGATTAGTCTTGTTCTCTAGTGGGGCGGCAAACCATTTACGCCGTATCTCCTCTTTACGCTTGTCGATGTAGTCGCGGCGCTTTTGGCTAATGTCTTTGGTGAGTTCGGAGTAGGAGCGTGTCATCGGGCGCGGTTGTTGGCGGCAAAGGGCGATTCGGCGAAGCTGCAATAAATAAAGTCCCCAGCTTCTCCCACGTAAGCGCTGCTATTAGAGCGAATCTTGAAGCCATTTGACAGAATGTCAATTTGACCCAGATAAGCGCCGCCATTTTCGGCTTCGCTAGTGTTTGGTCGCAATTCGTTGTTTGCAGCGTTATAGGTATTTCTAACGGCGTCGTAGATGATCCACGGCCCAGTTGCTGAGGTCTCCTTGATCAGCACCCACCTCGGGCGGTGATTTGTATAGACAAACACTCCATCCGTGCTCGCAGAAGAAGTCGTGAACGAGCCCATCGAGGAGTACCCGGCTACTGCGGCGAAGCAGTAGGCAACAAAGTTGTCACCATTAGCGTTAAACCAGTTATAGGCAGCATTTACCAAGTCAATAGTCGAAGAGTTTGCGGACTGGGCAGCGGAATTTAAGGCATCAGTGGCATTGAGGAATCCGTAGAGCCAAG